CATGGGTCCGGCACCCTCACTTGCTGACCTTGACCTACGGTTCGGGCCAGGTGAAGTCACCAGCTGTAAAAAATATACAACTTCACGTTACAAGTTATCTGTAACACCTATACACGGATTGAACGTTTCTCAAGACTCACTAGAGGAATTGTTAGCAACGATTCCTCACTACGCCTTCTTACATTATAAAAATGGAGTTGAACGTAGGGTGGGTTCCGGAGAAATATTCTTTGTCCCGAAAAATGCTGAAACTGACCGTACTTGCGAGAAGCAACTTGTCTTGAACTCAATAGTTCAAAAAGGCATTGGTTCTCATTTGAAAACAAGATTACGATCTGTTGGGATAGATTTGTCTGATCAAAGCACAAATTCTTTCCTTGCCCGTTGGGGTTCTTCTAATGGTTGCATTGCAACTTTAGATCTCAAAGAGGCCAGCAATTCCATTGCACTTTGGGTAGTATATACCTTAATCCCGTCCGATTGGTTCAACTTGTTGAACACTTGGAGAAGTCCTAAATATGATTGTAAACCCTACAATTTAACAAACGTAGAGTTTCAACTATTTAGTTCTATGGGAAACGGTTTTACTTTTGAGCTTGAGAGTCTTCTCTTTTACTCAATTGCCAAAGTTGTTATGGAAGCAAACTCACCGCAAAACGAGTGGAGTTCACACGTTTGCTCCATATTTGGCGACGACTTGGTAGTCGAAACTGAATACTATGAGCAAGTGAAAACGATCTTCGAAGATTTCGGCTTTCTCGTTAATAACGAAAAGTCTTATCGTTCTGGACCGTTCCGCGAATCTTGTGGTGGGGATTACTATTCGGGCATTTATGTTCGTCCTTTCTTTATTAAAGATTGCATGACGCCGGCTAGATTAGTTGGCCTTCATAACCATTATTTTGGTTTGGAAGGGTCGCTTTTCGAGTTAACGCGTAGCATCCGTTTAGGGATTAGACGAATTATAAATGAGTTCTGTGTATCTGTGCCCATCCCATCAGGCCCTCCTGGGCTAGGTGATGGACATTTGCATAGTCTAACGTTTGACTGGAAGCAACCACGCAAGTTTAAGCGTAACCAGTTTGATGCTATTCAATTTGAGTCGTATGGTATTGAACCTGCGACTTATAAACAAGGTAATTTGAAAGGCGATTTAATCGACTTTCTTTATAATTTACCCTTGTTTTCTGATAGCTCAGGCTGGCGTATTCGCTTGTTTGGTAGTCATGTCTCCCATCGGAACCTACTCATTACTCACCGAGAGAGCGGACCCGAAAGGGATCCTTACACTCTTCGCGGGGGTGAGCGTCCGAAGTTGACAAACGTAACCGTGTTACCCTCATTTTTTATGTCTGAATAGACAGAGGAG